TTCTCGGTCATCATCTAAGAACCCTTCACAGTTAACCCACAGTACGTCTGCGGAGGGTAGACTCATGCGAGTACCCTTACCCATACGCTTCTTATCAATCTTGGCTTTAGTTCTGCCACGTTTCAAAGAGTCAATAAATCCCTCGTAGTTGATTTGTTGTTTGATGCACCATTCTTTCAGGGGCTTCATGTACAGGAACAGCATCTTTACATCGTATTCGTACCGTGCTATTAACGAGATACGTGGTGTCGCATCAGGAATAACCAAATGATCTAAATCGTTCTTACCTATTGTGCGGGCATCCTCGGTACTCTTAATACGTAATACGTTGTTGTATTGCTCTGCAAGATAGTTAGTCAGGGTGGTTTCGGCATCAACGTCCATGGACTTTACTTGCTCTTGCAATAAACCGACTACGTGCTTGAGCCATCTAACCGTGTTGCCAATGTCGTAGTTAATTAAGCCAACCTTCTTAGCCACCATTAAACCCATAATGCCATCCGCTACTAATACGGAGTGAAATCGGTCCGCAGGTGTAAAGCCACATGCCTTATCAAGTTTCTGCTGTGTTGTCTTGTACAGAGCCTTGATACCCTCAATGTCATTCATTACATACTGCAGGAACGGCAGAGCCGCATGCCCATAGTTATTTAGAATCTTCTCGCTGAGTTCATCGGTTTCAACCTTATCAAGACCTGGAACAGGCTTAGCCCTTACTTCGAGGATACGCATCGCCTCTCCTTTTGGGAGCGCTTTATACGTACCAATCTTCTCCATAACACTTGTGTTGCCTGTACTTACTCCAGTCTGTTTCCAAGGCTCTTCGCCACGGGTGCGTTCTTGATTCGGAGCGCTTTATACGTACCAATCTTCTCCATAACACTTGTGTTGCCTGTACTTACTCCAGTCTGTTTCCAAGGCTCTTCGCCACGGGTGCGTTCTTGATTCGACGACCCACTCATACGGTTTCTTTGCGAGCCTGACGTGTACTGATACACAAAGTCGCTTAGTTCTTTAGCCGTAGAGTTTGTAACCTCATCCATTGGCAGGAAGATGTTGTTGTATAACTCGGCACGGTTCATCTTGGATGCCGCAGTATCGGCTTCTTTTAGGACTATCTTGGTTGGATTACCCCAAACACTAGCCCCTGCATACAGCGCAGTAGTCTTACCAATACCCGAATCAGGACTAAAGACGTGCAGTAATGCACCGTTAACTGACGTGAACTTACTAAATATTGAACCGAAAGCCAATCCCAGCACGAACTGATGCACTTCCATTCCTGGCTTATTGTAAAAAGCCATGGCTTCTTTCCACCTATCCAACGAGCCTTTGTGTTCAAAAGCCGAGAATAGCTGGGCGGTAGCCGCAGATGGGGGGTTGTGGTCTACACGGTCTGCACGAATCTCTTTGTCGCCAAGAATGAAGGCTTCGCATTTATCGTCAGTCCAGCCGAATTGTCTACGAGCAGTGTCCGCTTTAGAACTATATTGCATATGGTTTACCCAAGTTGTTACGTACGACATAATCTCGTCTGTCTTTACTACCGCTACGCCATGCGATGACATGTATTTGCGTATTTCGTCTTTAGATGTAACCGCAGATAGCGGTATTGTGAATTCTTTAACACCGTCTTTTGGTAGGTGTAATCGAACGACTACGGCTTCTCCGACATCGGAGTCCAATAAACGACGTGTTACATACAAGTCGTTGTGGTAAATCATTACTTCTACGTTGTCTTCTTCCTTGATAATGCGCTTGAATATGCCCCCGTTCTTACCGCGGAAGTACGGCTCAGGGTATTTCGGTATAACGTATGTCTGTGTGTGCCCTTGGTCTACGTCCGCTGGGCTATCTTCTACTATATTGTCTTCGTCAGATGCTTCCTGTACTTCACGACCCAGCACGATAGGTGACTTCAGCACCCCTTTATTAGGGCATCCGTCGCACCCGCCTGGGTTAAATTCTTCAAACTTTACGCAGGTATATGGTCCGCCTTTGATGTTGCGTACCTTGCGATCAGCAAATTCAGGGCTGTATTCGGGGTGTCCCGAGGATAACTTTTCAATCGCTTTTTCTGCATCAATACAAAATTTGGCAATAGATAGTCCTGCTCTCCACATCGGTTCCGACATGGTTGCTTGGTTCTCATAAATATACTTTAACTGCTGGCATCCGTCACCGTCTTTGGTGCGCATCATGATAGTTCTAAACCGATTCGTGTAATTACCTAGGATCGCCTTGGTAACTTCATCCATTTCTCCTCGTGGGATATAGGATGGTCTGACTAATATAGGTTCCCCTATAACATCTTTTAGTGTGTCTATCTCGTATGAGCTACATGAGCTACCGATTAACGCAACGTCTCGGGCTTCGTCAAGTTTAAAGTTCGAGGTTCCTGGAACTCGTAGGATTCGTACCGAGTCTGCTGTAACTACGGGGTCAGCAAACAGGTCATTATCGTCACACATCTTTTTTAGCTTCTCAGCTAGGGGCAACCATTCCCCCCGTGATACGGGCTCGGCTAAAGGCCAATAGGCGTGTATACCCCCACCAGAGTTAACTAGTGCTGGTTTTGGCATCTTGGTTTCTTTACAGAACGCTTTTAACCCAGCAACAGCTTCTACCTGTGTTGGATATGGCTTACCTGGCCCGCAATCAAGATCAATGAACAACGACCTAAGTTGTTTAACGTTTGCAGTTTTACGTGACTTTCCATCTTCGAACGTAGCCAATGCGTAGTACGCATCATAACCCTCGTTCTTCAAGTTTTCAGCAACTTTGACCGCATCTTCGAGTCGCTGAAAAAACTTTTGGACAGGCTTGTCCGAGTCTTTCTTTAACCCAACTATGCAGTAGTATCCATCGTCTCCGAGGACTTGCTGTAAAAATTCTAAATTGTTCATAGCCACCTTTGAAGGTGGGGCAGGTGGTTGTTTATTCCACCCTTTAAGTATTCAACACCCCAAAACCGTTATTTAAGCATCATCCCATTCGCCAACTAGGTCTTCTAGTTTAGGCTCTGCCGCAACTGCGGCTTTCTTAGGGGGAGCTTTCTTCGGTTCTTCAATTTCTTCAGCTTCAACTTTCTCAGCTTTCGGTGCGGCTAATGCGTTCTTAACGGCTGGCTTATCCTTCACACCATCAGTTTGTGCAACGGTCATTGTGATCGCATTGATCGCTTCTTGTGAATCCTTGAGGTTCTGAATCTCGTTGAATTCTTCTTCCGTCACAGGGCGCACTGGCTTGAATATCAGCTTAGGTGTTGGGCTTGCTGTATCAAAACGCATCTCGGTAACAACACCAGTAATCGGTGTGCCGTGGTTCTTGAGATGACGAGCATATGCTTGCAAAGGTAACTTACCTTTTTCGCCATCACCGAATACAGATGTTGGTGGCAATACTAGCTGATACACTTCGCCTTTATCAATCTCACCGTCAATCACAACTGCCAAGCGTTGCTGATAGCGGCATGCACGGCTATCGCCTTGACCCGAACCCTTGATGTTTTGTGGGCAAGTTAAGCAAGTAGCTGACTGCTTTTCCTTGGACTTCTCATCAGGGCGTTGGCTATCAGACGACCAGCACACAGGTGATACGGTCTCGCCTTCAACGTAGGAACCCGAATAAAACACACGGGAGACCTTTGGTGCGGCTTTGATAATCACCACGTTCATAGAACGTTCTTCCGATACACGGTACTCTTTGCCGCCGATAAACTCACGGAACACGCTACCTTTGATGCTAAGACGACGTGAGCCTAGGCTTTCACCACCAGCAAGTGCATTGGTTGCATCATCAGATGCAGTTTTTAAATACGATGGTAAACCACCTTTAAATAGAGTCATTTCACTCATGCTAATTCTCCTTAAATATCTTCGTCAGGGTTAAAGTTAAGAGCCATTTGGGTTGATCCTGCAGGTGCTTGCACCGTTAGGCTACCGTCGGCTTCTTCTCGTACTAGTTCTCCGCCATTGAGTTTCCGCAAGGCTTGCTCCACTTCGTTAATCTTGAAACGATATACACCGCCCAGTTTTAACGCAGGGATTAAGTCTTGGCGAATCCACGAACGGACTGTCGATACAGACACGGCAAAATGCTTAGCCACATCTTCTATCGGGACAAACGCTTCATCCACCATTTTTGCTCCTTTTTACTGTTACTGAATACTCCATGTTTGAGTTAAGTCCAGGCGGCAGTAAGTCTGGATTCTCCTCTAAAAATACCCTCATATTGGTCTGCTGAATTCGCTTTTCCAATAGTTCAGGCACACCATGTTCAAGAATGAACTTGCCCATAGATTCCCAATCCGATGTGGTGTACTTAGTCCTTACGGTGCGGTACACGGTTCCTGCATCGGTTCTTAAACTCTCGACCCCCAATGACTTCATGTGGTTGAGGATGGCTGTTTTCACAGTCCCCATGTCATTCTCTAATTTACCTACTTGGTTTTCGAGTTCTGCTTCTAGTTCTGCCTTCTTATCACGCATCTTGATGTAGATACGGGTAAGTTTTTCTAAAGGCACTGCGGCCTGTGATTCTACTTCGTCACTCATGGTACTCTCCTGTTAAAGACGATAACGGCTTGGTATTATTCTCGCTATCGGTGTTACTACTGTACTATCAAACGTTAACTTAATCAAGTAAATTCTTGTAAAGTTCAACTAACTTTACGTGATCTTCAATACGGTTGTCAAGCATTTTGTATAGGTGTTTCTCCGCATTTGAACCCTGTAATCGCACTACCGTGACGGGATGCCTCTGTCCCGCCCTATGCGCCCTTGCATTAGCTTGAGCGTATGTTTCTAGGCTTGGGGTCGGACCCCACCAAATAACCGTGTCAGCCGCCGTTAAAGTGACTCCATGAGCCGCCGCTTGCGGTTGGATAATCAGGATACGGGGGTTGGGTGTTTCTTGGAAGTTCTTAAAAATCTCGGCTCGCCTGTGTGCTGGCACGTCGCCGTTAATGATCTCGGTG